AATAAATACACATTGATGGTGTTTTTTCAATTTTAAATGCTGAACGGATTTTTACATCCTGACCATCAAGTTTTTCTGTTAAGTTTAAATAATATTCAAATATCCATTCAATAGGAACATCATTTATATCAAATATATTTTTTGTTGAAATCATGCTAATCTTATTAAATAGAAAAAGGGAGACCATTTTCAGATCTCCCTTTAGCTAAATATTAATTAGTCTAAATTAAAATCTGAAGATGCTCTTGGTGGTACAGAGAAATCATCTGCATCAAAAGCTACAACTGGTTTTACTTCCATCTTCTTAAGGTGTTCTGTTTCTGAAAATTTCATAACATTACCACCTTCTTCTGCGTATGCATAACCTGCTTTACTTCCTCTTGCAATCCATAAATCTTGATTAGTATATCCTGATCTACCTTCATACTCTTTACCAGCAATGCAAATATCTAAAAATTTATCTTTAAATGGTGCATCATTGTTAAAAGCTTCAATAAAATCTTCAATTGTATCATGCTTATCATTTTGTGCAATGAACCAATCACTAGTTCCTAATGCTTGATTTAAGTTTTTAAGAAAAATCATTAAAGATTTATCTCTGACAATTGGTATACCTGATTTTGTTGTGCCATCTGCAAATGCATATTGACTAGCTTTTAATCTACCTGTCTGTCCTGCATAAGTTCCTTTACTTTCATCATCTTTATCAATCAACCATCCTTCAAAACCTTCAATTGGTTTAGTTTCTACATTAAACATTAAATGTTTTGCACCTGGTATAAATTTAAAATCATCCAAATACACACTATTAATTTTAACTGTGTGATTTCCTACTGACATTGTTTTAGGTAATCCTCCACCACCTTCTGGTAAATCTGTTGTGCTTAAAGCCATTTTATTTATTTTTTATTTGTTATTAATTAATCTACAAAAATCTTATCCCAATGAGTAACATACTCACCTTCTTCATTAATTTCAGATACTACTATTTCAGCATTTCTTAAATGTTCTGGTCTTGCACCACAAGCAATATCATTATTAGTTTTAAAACTTAAAATGTTTTTATTGCCTTTTCTATACAAGTAACCAATTGCATCTGAGTTAGAAGTAGTTATTCTTTTCAACTTTCCAGTTAAATCAAGATCAACTGCTGAAAATGTTCCACCTTCTTTTTCTAACAATGTATCTTTTACGTGACCAACAAAGATCACATAAGGAGCCCATGTTTTTATATAGTCAATTACTTTAGTAAAAGCTTGACGCGTCCAGTAATAACCAGCACCTTCTGGTAAACCTAGTATTGTTCCATATTTTACTTTGCCACCTGTTTCAGGAGTAAACCAATTTTTACCCATTGGTGATTTAGAATACATAACTTCTGCATATGGAATAATCATTTCTTCCAATGCAGTTATAGTATCTACAGCAACATATTTGTATGGATTTCCTGCTTCTTTAATAGCTTGGCCAATTTCTTTGATTTCCTCAAAAGTTTTAGCTTCTACTTTCATAGCATTTAAATACTTTGAACCACCTTCTAAATCTAAAATCAAACAATTATCTAATGTAGATAGTAAACTTGTTTTACCAATTTTAGGTTTAGAAAATATTATCAGATTAGTAGGACTCTTATGACTTGGAGCTACTTTACTTGTTGGTAATATAATACCCATAATTTAAGATTTAATTAGATCATTTAACCATTTCTTTTGACTTACTGGCTTTTGCAACATAATAGCTGCAAGATCTCTAATAGTTAAACTAGATAGAGGAGCATCAGTATTTGGATCCATGATTTCATCAAAATCAGGAAATAGACTTTGTTGTCCAGGAATTAAATCCTCCTTAGCAATTTCTATTTTAATCAGTTCAGCTACTGGGACAAGATATCTCACATCTCCTTTAGCATTTGGTTCTGTAGTAGCATACTCAGTTGCATAATGAGGATTATATCTCCATTTATACAAAGTACGGTTTACATCTTCTGGTTCAAGATCAATACTAGCAAATTCAGTATAAATATCTCCACCTCTTTTTATCTCATTTAGAAAAAATCCAATCACATGTTCATTTCCTCCATATGGTTTGTATGCACATTTTGGTATAAACAATGGATCTTCAATGTCTAATAATTCAAACTTGTGAGCATGTTCTTGAAACAACTCCAAAGTTTTTTCTTTCCTGTTTACAGGATCTTTTGTTGATAAACTCATTTTTTTATTATTTAGTTCCTATTCTTTTTTCTTGTTGAGGGGGTGTATTCATCTCAACAATCCGCATCTTTTCAAATTCAGCTCTGAAGAAACTTAATCTAGTATCACCATTTCTACATTTAAGAAAGTGCAATACCATGACTCTGTCATCTTCAATAATAAATCTATCAGGTCCATAGAATCTTATCTTCTGTTTTCCTGGTCTATTAATTCCTATTACAGTATCAGCATGTTGGAGAAGTGCATCAGCACCAAAAATATCAGATTCTAAAACATAATTGCCATACTTGCCGTCTTCAGCTCTGTCCGGATGGTCAATATTTCTATTCAACTGACTTAACACTATGAATGCAATAGGATATATCCTTTTTAATTCAGTAAGGGCTTCCCCAAAATTGTTTAGTGTGTCATGTTTCTCTTTCTCATAGGCTGCTTTTTTAAATAATAGTGAATGATCAATTGTTATTAATGTTTTTGTAAATACTTTACCTTTATCTGTCATTACAGAATGCATTTCCATATAATTATGGATTATTCTTCTAAAGTCATCTATAGTACAAGGCTTTTCAACTACATCAATGGGATGTTTAATTTTTTCTTTTGCATATTCATAACATTTTTTTAAATCATCATCAGATAATACTCCATCAGCACTACATAGATACTTGTAAGATCTACCAATAATACTTGAATACTCTCTAATTGCAGATGACCTAGCTAACATTTCAAATTGAAATTGTAATACTCTAAAGTTTTCTCCAGCATTTAACTTAAATGATTCTCTTGTAATTTGTTCTGCAATTAATGTTTTACCACTTGCTGGTCTTCCACCAATAACAGTCATAGTATTCCATTCAATACCATCAGTCATTGCATCATTAAATTTAGCCCATGGTGTTTTTAAACTTTTAATTTCACCATTCATTCTTCCTTTTAGATAATGCAAGGAATCTTGAAAGCCGTCTTTTTGACTTTGCCATTCCATTGGAAGAGATTTAAGTTTTTCACTCATGTATACAGAATTGTTATTAAATTGATTTTAGTTCAATATTGGATTTTAATCTATTATATAATGAATGAAAAATGGTAATTACAAATTCAATTCCTATATACTCTAAAACAGATATTGAAACTATTGTTAGGTTAATGATATAATAACCTAAGATACTACCAAGAATGGCAGTAAGTAATAATATATATTTAATCATACTACTTTTTCTTTGAATTTAAAATCATTATAAGTTTCAGTTCCATTATTCAGCATATCACAGTAATTTGCTAGTTCAGATTCAAAAGATTTCTCAGCTGCAGTTTGCTTCCGGATAAAATATTGAGAAGTTCTCATATATTTATAACCATTTGCTTCATACTCATCTACATATCGCTTTGTTGACTCTAATACAGTTTCCCAACTATATTTATGGTTATCAAAAAACCATCTGAAGTTGTTCTCTAAGTTCTTTTTATCTGACCTAGCATATTTACCACTTGGAAGTTTAAAGGTAGGAAATATTTTTAAATATTCCTCTATCTTTTCCATATAATTTTCACCCATTTTACATACGGATGTTTTCTTTTTGCTTACTTTAAAATAAGCATCAATCCATTCTATAAGCACATTAGCTTTAGAAGTTAACTTGTTATTATCATCAAGCCAAGCATCACTTTGTAATCTTTTACTTTCAATAGATGCATTGATAAATTTATTTGGAGCAACATTTTGACTAATACTATATAGATAATAGAAAGAATTTGGTGTTATGCCCACTTTTATTAGTTTGTTAAAAATTTCATTCATGCTTACCAAATTATTGTTTCATTGTAAGTTTTTTGTATTATTTCTGTAGTTTTAGCAAATGCATCTCCACAATCCCATATTTCATCATAATCAAATAATGCACTTGCAGGATTGCTAATTTTGAATTTATAACTATTGTCATTTACAGCATCCATCCATTGATGAGCAGTTTTGCCCATATAAATGTATACTAATCCTGGACAATTCCATGTTAAAAAGTCAAAAAGATATGCTGTGAAAGTTTGCCAAATAAATTGGTGTTGACCTGTTTTTCCAATAGTAGTAGTCAATGCAGTATTTAGTAATAAAATACCTTGATTACTCCATCTTTTAAGATCTTTATCTCTGTTTACTTGGTTTGATCCACCATATACAGTTCTATCAATAGCATCAAATAAATATTTTTGAATAGATAATGTTTCTGTACTATTACTTAAACTAAATGGAATACCATCAGCTTGGTGAATACCATGATATGGATCTTGACTTACTATAACTATTTTAAGTTCACTATAAGGACATTCTTCAAATGCTCTGAACCAATTTTTAATTGTAGGTGTAAATCTTTTACCATCTTGAGTTTGCTTTATTAACTTTTTAATAATATCATCAAATTCTTTACTGAATATGAATCCTCTAAGTTTAATAGCCCATCCTGATGCTTCTAATTTGGCATACAATTTTTCTTTTATTTCTTCAATATCAAGTGTTTGTTTCATTTTTTATATATATTTGTATTATGGCAATAAAAGTTAAAGAACTCAAAGATGACATCATATTAGATGTTAAAGTAAATAAAGCATACTACATGATGCTTAAATCTACATTATTTTATTTGTTTCAACAACAGTCAGATGAAGTGATAAGAGAAGAATCTCTTAAAACTATTATGGCTGGTAAGTATGAAAATATGAATGAATTAGAAAGATCATTCTATACTATTACTATTATGCTTGCTGAAATTGAAAAA